AAGATTTACCCAATGAAACAACTACGGTTAACTATGGACAGATTAAACTTAGCGAAGAAAGTTTTTATATCTATGCGGTATTGGATGACGACCCATTTACTCCACTTTGGGAAGCACAGCGATCCTATCCGCAAATCATTGTCTATCGTGATCGTGTTAGACCAGGTGAGGCCGAAGGGCGAGGCATCGGTACTGATATGTTGCCTACAATACGTGATGTTAATAGGCTTACAGAATACAGCCGTAAGAACATGGCATTCAAAGCAAACCCACCGATGTTCTATGATGCTGGAACCTATTTTAACCCCTATTCGATTCGTCAATGGTCAGGGGCAATGATTGCGCGTGCGCCAGGTGGTCGCAATCCACTTGAAGCATTACAAATGCCAGATCATCCCGATGTACTGCAACACATTCAGCATTTACAGGAAACTATTATCAAAGGGTTTCAAGTTGATCCACTAGGTGAAATTGATACGCCTGTAAAATCAGCAACAGAAATTTCTATTCGTGAAAATAGAGCGCAGCGTACCAGTGCAACTGATATCAGCCGCCTCATCAATGAATTGCCTAAACAAATCTTTGAAGTCGCTGCGCGAATCTTAAATGAACGTGGTTTACTTATCAAAAGCCGTAAATCTATACCTGGTTTCTCTACGAAGAAACTTCGTTTTCATTTCCAATCGCCGTTGTATGATTTACAAAATCAGCAAGATTTAAATCACCTGATTACTAATATGCAAGTCAAACAACAGTTTTTCGGTCAAGGAGCGGCGATGGTAAGTGCGAATCTCTTTGAGATCAACAATTTTTTAACTGAGAAATTAAATTTACCCCGCAAACTCTTTGCAACAGATGCAGAATTGAAACAGGCGTTAGAGGGAATGGGTCAAGCGCAGACGATGCAACAAGGTGCGTTACCTTCACCATCAACCTCAGCTTCACCTGTTAAATTACCAGAGGCGCCAGGAGTTACGATTTAATGATTGATGATTTATTAACGACTAAAAAGATTACTCCAAAGGAATTTAAACTCTATCAGCTTTTCGGTACGGCACTCGGCCATGAGGTTTTAACTAATCTTATGGATGAGGCGTTTATGGAGGAGCCGATGGAGGAACAAATGAATGGTGTCCTTTTTGCTTTTTATGATGGGCGCCGTTCACTATTGAGAGCAATACGTACTACATTGGACAAAATTAACTATTTAAGGACAAAACTCGATGACAACGGAAATTCAGGGCAGTGAAGGCGGCGAAAAATTATATGCGGGTAAATTTAAAACTGTGGAGGAACTAGAGGCAGGCTATAACAGCTCAGCTAAAGTTTTTCAGGAAAATGATACTCTTAAAAAACGTATTGATGAGGCAACCAAGGTGCCAGATGATTACAATACGCCCACAGAGATTGCATTGCATGAATCTGATTTAGCCGAAACCAAGCGCCTTGCAAAAGAAGCAGGCATGACGCAAACACAATATGAAAAGTTTGCGCGTCAGCAACATGATAAAGCAAAGAAAATGGTAGATGATTATGATAATGCCAAAAAAGAAATAGGTGCTGATAATCTAAACATCTTGCAGGATTATGTGACTAAGTATTATCCAGAAAAGTTACAATCCTCTATTTTAAAGAATCTGATTAAAGATAAAGATGCACGTGCCGCAGCATTAGAGCATCGCCAGCAATTGCTTAATAATCGTGCGCCAGGCATGAATAAGCCAGGACAAGGCTTTGATTACAAAGTGTCCTATGAGGATTTGTTAAAAGCGCGAGAAGCTCATCAAAAAAATAAAGCTGATCCGAAGCTTAAAAAACGCTACCTCGATTTAACCTCAGCCTATGCGCATCAAAAAGGACAAGATTGACACGGTTTAATATTTAGCAGTAAGATAAAAGAATCTTAACTCAAGCCCCGTTGTGGCAACCTTGGTTTAAGATCGAGAACAATATCAGCCCATCCAATGGCAACCTGATAGTTGATCAATGAATAGGTTCAATTCTTTTGAATTTGAACTCTTGTTGAAAACTATTGGGAGATGTCAGGATGACAGACCAAATTGATTTAGCTACGGCGTCGCAATTATTCGACACCGAAGTCACACTAAAGTATCAGAATCATCAATACTTAGCCGATACGATTGAAGAAAGACACGGAACGACTGGTGAAGCCACCAACGTACCTGTTTCTGATATCGTTGAAATGCAGCAACAAACTTTTGCACCGGCTGATATTCCAGTTACACCCATCAACCCTACCAATGTCATGATTGTGCCATTTAACTATGCGCTTAAATCCGTGATCGGTGGTGGTGAAAAAACCCTATTTGCGTATGACAAGATTGTAGATCACGCCAAGCTGCACGCGAAAGCCGCAGGCCGTATGGTGGATTACATTAAAATCAATGCGCTCTTTACTTACTCAGGTATTGGATCAATCTTCACTGTCCAATCCACGGTAGGGGTCAACACAGGGATGAATGAGGGCAAATTATCTCAGGCATTGAGTTACCTTGAGGATCAAGGTGTAGACGTGATGGAACACGCTTGCTCTCTTTGGCTTCCTGCAATCACCAAACAGTCTATGTTGAACGATGACCGCGTGGTTAATTTGTTCTACAACGACCAAAGGCCATTGGTTGATAACCGCCTCGTTAGTTACTTAGGTGTGGATATTCGCACACTCGGTAGTCAAGGTATTAACACCATACCCTTTACCTCTTCAATGGGCATTGACACCTATTTGGTGCCACTGGTTCATGAGGATGCAATGGTGCAAATCTTTAACCGTGATGTGTCCACCTCTATTACTTGGGTGCCACAAAATGACCGTTGGGAATTACTAACTGTCTTAACATCGGGCGCAAACGTCATTCAGGCAAATGGTATTGCCTTGATTGAAGTTGAAAACCCTTATGCGGCTAATCCATAATCAAGGAGGATTTTAATCATGGCTACACAAGTAATTTGGGGAACATTGGCAAAAGTAACGGGTGGTTTATCCGGTACCGCGCCTGAAATGTTTGTGGGTTCGACTGATCAGACCGAAGCTGTTATTACCACCGCAGGTGCCGTTGCAGATTTATATTCTGCCGAAATCATTAAAGTCGGTGACGTGCTTTATGTAAATTATGATCAGGATGGAACACCTGGACAAAACGTCTATACAGTAACTGCAACAAGTGGTGGATCACTCGTTACTTATCCTGAATCTGTAGGCGGTGCATTATTGGCTGCAAACAATTTAAGTGATGTGAATAGTGTATCTACATCCCGTACTAACTTAGGATTGGGTTCTGCAAGTGATGTTGTATTTGCAACCTTGACTCTAGGCAATGCAGGGTTGCATTTACTGGATACAAACGCATCTCATGATTTAATCATCACCCCTGGTAGTGATTTAACGGCTGATCGCGTTTTAACAATCACAACAGGCGATGCTGCTCGTACGTTGGATATTAGCGCTGCAAGCGTAACTATCTCAACATTCGGCGCATCGCTGGTTGATGACACTACTAAGCTATTGGCATTAACAACTCTAGGCGTCAAACGCGGAACTACGGCAGCTTACGCTGGCGGCGGTACCTCTAATGCGTTTACAGCAACAGGGTTGGTTTCAACAGATATTGTTGTTGCGTCTATTCTCGCATCTACCAATGCTGTGTCGATCTGCAAAGTGGTGCCAACTGCTGATACATTGACAATCACTTTCAGTGCCGATCCTGGTGCTGCAACGACTGTTCAATGGCACGCAATTGCTACTGTGTAAGGGAATTAGGGGGCGGCTGCTCGCTCCCTTTTTTTTCATGGAGGCATAAATGCCATCTCAGTTACAGTTAGTAAATCGTTGTTTATCTGAGCTTGGCCGGTTGCCGGTTTCTGCTATTTCTGATAGTCAAGATGCTGAATATGTAGCCAACAAGATTGATGAGCTATTTCCCGAAGTATTGCTTGAATGCAATTGGACGTGGGCTATCGTCTATCGTGATGATGATACGCCGCTAACAACTCCTATATCCCCTGATTATAGTTACACTTATCAGCTACCAGGGAATTTTGGAAAGTTTTATCGCTGGGCGTCTACGGGTTCCCAATGGCCTATTTACGAATTTATCAATAATTTCCTATGCGCTCAAACGCGCCCTGTTCAGTATTACTATATTGTAAATCAGGCGTCTTTTGAGTTGTTGCCACCCCTCTTTGCTCGCGCATTAATCCTTTATGCAGCTTCAAAGTCAGCTCCGACATTGACAAACAATGTTCAATTAACGGCTTACCTTGAAAAGCAATATGAGATTATGCGTACCAAGGCTATACTTGAGAATGACATGGAAAGGTCGGTTGTAAGTACGCCTTACAA